TGGCCCTCAAGGTGTTAAAGGTGATACCGGCGCTACGGGCCCACAAGGACCTAAAGGTGATAAAGGTGATACGGGTGCAACAGGGGCTGCCGGTAAAGATGCCAAAGTTGGTACCTTTGCGATTAATTCCGCCGGTCAGCTAATTTACACTGAACCAACTAATTAAAATTAAATACTATCAATTCAACAAATTGGCCTATCCCTTATGGGGTAGGTCTTTTTTTATTGCAAAAAAATAAATTGGTATTTATTTGCGTTTTAAGTTGACACGCAATTATTTGCGTGCTATATTATATACATAGAGATGAGCAAGACAATAAAAGCAAAGGGGTTTTTAAAATGAGTAAATCAGAAATTTTTGTTAAAGCATGGAAGTTGGCAAATGCAGGCGCAGCACGTTTCGGTGGATCATCTAAAGACTACTTTGCTGCTAGTTTAAAAATTGTCTACGCTAGCTTGAAGAACCAACCTTATTACTTTGTTTTACAGGGCAGCCGTAAATACCCTGGCTGGATTGCAAGAATCGAAGGCAAGGACGCACGCTATGGCTTCGCTCGCAAATTCATGAAGGCTGAACCAGAAGATGGCGAAGACGAATTTTACTTAAGCGACGGCGTTTATAACTTTGGCAACAAAGGCGACCATAACCAAAAATTCTTTATTGTTCGCAATGGTAAAGCTCAAGATGTCGAAACCGAAGATGTTAAATTAATGTTTGCTTAAAGGAAAAAATCGGAGGAAAAACATGATAATTAATACTGATCAAATCAAAGTATTACTAGGGTCAGATGTGCCGGCTGTACAAATTGCAGACGAGACAGGACTAAAACCACGTAATATTCAGAACTATCGCAAAGGCGCAGCAGATTTTGAAAATATGAGCCTTACTTACTTAGCGGGTCTACAGAAGTTTTATAACGATCATAAAAACAGGGAAGAGGACAAAAAAATGGAAAACATCAAAATTACGGGTATTCGCAAAGCGGTCGGGGATTTCAACGACTGGCAGGGTGCGGCACGGGTTTACTTTGACCCATCAGATATGAGTGTTTGGACAAATGTCTACAGTGGACCTGGCGAAGAAGATCGCTACGACGACCCAGCGATTACTCAGATTGCACAAAAGGCGACAAACCGTATGGACGAGCGCGATGACACAATTACCATGCGGCAGATTCGCGAAACAGTGGCAGAGGTGATCAAGCGTGAGCAGAATTAGACAAGATCACGCCGGCAATCCGTTACCAGCAGGAATCAATGAGCGACAATTAAAAACTGGCGGCTGGCGTTATGAGGCAGTTGCCTATATTGATGGTAAGTCTAAGCGAGTTGGCGCATTTGATTCTATCGCCGCAGCCAAAACTGCACGCGACAAAGAGTTGGGAACTAAGCTGCGAAAGACCTGGAACGCTCAACTAAGCGGACAACGCTTTGGCTACGGTGTTGCATTGCACCAAACCCAATACCGAGCAAGCGATGGTAGCACCATGTGGCAGATGTTATGCAGTTGCGGCACTTATTATTTAGCCAGTACTGCCAATCTAAAAGCTGGCAATATTGTTAGTTGTGGTCATTTTAAACAAACAATCAAGCCCGAAATGCAAGCCGAAATTGATAAGATGCGCGAAGATGGTACTACTACTGCTTTGCTAAATCGCAAACGACCGAGCACTAACAAGAGCGGTGTTAAAGGGATCTCACTGGCTAAATTAAAGAACGGCGAAACACGTTATTTAGTAAATATCACGGTCAAAGGGCAACGACACTATCTTGGGCAGTTTGAAACTATGGTCAAAGCACAGGAAGCACTAAGACTAGGGCGTAAGCAATTTGTGGATCCAATTATTAAGTCGCATAAAGAATAATTATAAAAAGACACCTCAGCCATATGCGGCCGGAGTGCCTTTTTTACTACCTACCCATTTGGTAAGCCATCACATTATTGTCCGCGTCTACCACCACTGTGATAATCGTGTCACCAATAATTCTGATTTGTACATTGTTAAGCAAGTAGATAATTTGCATAATAAAATCGCTCCTTTTACTTTATATACTTAAATTACGCAAAAGGAGTGATTTATTTTTTAACTATGTAAGAAAACTTGTGATCGTGTGCCCATTTATTTTTTTAAAACTTACCACAGTACTTACCACAGACAGCGAAAATACAAAACGATTCATAAAAATCTATTTATTTGCCAAAAGCTAAAAACCGCATTACAGCAAACAAATGCTAATATAGCGGCATCTGATCGCTGTAAAGTAAATTTATATTTCAAAAGATTTTTAATTGCTTTAATACCGCCCCTTAGCAATCTTTTTTTACTTATTTTTAATCAGTTACCACAGCACTTACCACAGCACTTACCACAGCACTTACCACAGCACTTACCACAGCGTTCACGAATTAATGATATTTAAAAAGTCCTGTGACATGTTGTCTTTTTGCCCTGGGATGACATGACTATAAACTTTTAGTGTCATGGCTGGGTTTTCGTGTCCAAGTTCTCTGCTTACTGCGACAACGTTTTTTCCGCTTGCTAGTAAATACGAACCATACATATGGCGGAAAGTATGCGCAGTGAAATGCCCAACTAAGTTGTTTAACCCAGCCGATTTCAAAAGTTCTTTTAAGGCACGATGCATTTCGGTAGCGTTCATTGGGTTCAGAAGGCGGCTCAGCACCACATAACTATCGTTCTTGATAGTTGAACCTCGGCCACGTTTTAGGGCGTCTACGATTGTCTGAGTGCGATATTTTTGCAGAGTATAGAGTAAATCTGTATTTGCAGTGATTGTCCTTTTACTACTTTCAGTTTTAGGACTCCTAGCGCCAAATTTATCACGAGTTCTTTTTATTGAGATAGTTTGATTCTCAAAATCGATATCTTCCCAGCGTAAGCCTAGCGCCTCACCGCTACGCATACCAGTGGATTCTAGCAGCATAAACAGCGCCTGGAAGCGAAGCGGAGCGGAACGCAATACACGATTAAAAGCTTGTAGCTCTTTCTCGGTCATAATGCGGTGATCTAGTTTTCCAACATTAGGAATTTTAACTTTTGTCAGGCGGTTCCGCGTGATAATATCGTTGTCTACAGCAGCATTGACCACGATCATAGCAACCTGATGATAGGCAGCAATCGTTTTTTTGAGCAGACCCTTTCTCACAAGCGGATTGATCATCAACCGCTGATAGGTGACTAGATTTAGCTCAGAAAGTTTTTGATCTCCAATGCGCGGATAAATCTGGTTACGCAATTTGACATCGTACGAATAATACGATGAGTCCTTGATCAGTCCTTTGCGCGAATCTAGCCATTGCCGAGCCCATTTTTCAAACGTCAATTCGGAGGATGATACGCTAACGATATTATTATTAGCAATATCTAGCTGTATTTTTAATAAGGCTTTGTAGGCAGATTCCTCGGTTGCAAATTTACGTTTTTGTTTTTCATGGCGAACTTCGTTGTTATCATAATAGGGGAAACGGAAACCATATTGCTTTCCGTTTACGGTATCATAACTGAATACATGCTTATATTTTTTACTATATTTAATTTTGCTCATTAATCTCACTCCATTGTTTTATCGTGGGGCACACGTCACAAGGTTGAGATTGTCAAACCACCTCCTTTAAGTTAAAATTATGTATGTAAATAGCGCGCTAAATAGCGTGTGATTTTGGTTAGCACATCTTACTTCTTGGCGGGAGGGGATGTGCTTTTTTACTATTTATTGTACGAAAATGGACCACTTGCACTAGGATGGCTTTTTAAATAAGAAGGCCAGTTATGTAATGCGTGATTAATATTAGATGCTTTGAACGGAACAAATACAGCTGTTTGATTTTTTAAGGCAGGTGGGCATAAATAATCGATCCCGTTTGATCCGTTAATATTTGCAGCAACAATTGGAATTTTCATTTTAATTGCTTCTTTAATTTCCCACTCCACAAATCTTCTTAAGTAGCGAGTATGATCACCAATTAGTAGCAAAAATACCTTTGAATTTTGTAATCGTGTCCGGAGGGATGCTTTTATTGATTCAGTTAAACTGGAATCACGTGCACTGCAAATATCGTGTGCATTGAAAAAGTCAAAATCAATATTGCCATTATTTTTCCACATAAGTAATGTTCGATAATAAGTCATATCATTATCACCGTCAAAAGCAATATAAGTTTTATTACGATAAACCATTTTTAACAATCTCCTTAATTTCAAATAAATTAATTTTTTCTTTTAAATGATCTGAAAGCAAAATTTCTAGTTTTGCAGGGTATGAGAATTTTATTCTTCTCAATGCAAAAGACCAAATTATTATTTTTAACAGGTCTTGTTCATTGTAAATAGTATTATCAATTCGAGTTATTCCTGATCCGAATAGTGGTATCACAATAGTTTTTTGACCATAGTACTTATCAACTTGATCCCAAAAATTAACTAAAAACTCAAGATATTCCTGAGTTGTCAGTCGAGCACTATTGTTAGAATCAAATTTTGAAAGTGCTGTGAGAAATATATCTTCAGAGTATCTAAATATGCTGCCTAACTTAAATTTAGTCTTTTTTCCGTCCGGTCGTTTTGAATTAATTTCAACTATTCGATCTCGTAAATTGCGGTCATTCGCTATTCTTTTATCTAATTCAGATATTTTTCTTTTTGTAACTACATTAAGAAGAAATTGTCCATTCAAAGTATTGGCAGCTATTATATCTTCACTTACTTTGGTATCAAAATATTCATTAAAACTAAACACTTTCACAATTTGCTTATTATTCATATATTTATCATTAAAAAAATCTCCAAATTTGATTTCAACAGTTGAATTGTTTATTTCAAAACTCGTAGAATCTAATTGATTAAAATGCTTCCATAAATGAATATAAACACCAAAGAATATAATAAAAATGATTATTAAGCTCCATACTGCAACAGTAGCTGAAACACAACTTTGTAAAAATCCCCAAATAAAAGATATGGCTGTTAACCAAATGCCAACGTTAGTTTTATACCAATTAAAAAGCCGTTTATCAAAAAAACTAACTTTCTTAAGCCCTTTGATAATATGCATCACTTCCCTTAATATTGTTAATCGATAATTTTGTAATATTCAGCTTGAACTCATTTAATAAATTGTAAATCCATGTCAGTTTCAGAATTTTTAGCGATCGTGGTGCCATCTGGCAATTGTACGACAATGTGAACGTTTGAAATTCTGTAATTAGTTTCTTGACGTAAGGTCATTGTTTGCAATAGATCCATTGATTTTTGCAACTCAGAGTCGCTCCAAGTTTTCCAGTCATCAAAGCCAATCCATGTGACGGTATTAGTGCTAGCGTCATAGCTTGCTGATTCTGCAGTGCCTTTATTTAAGCTGTTAAGCTTAGCTTGATACTTTGTGGCGTTAGTAGCAGATTTATTACTAGATGATTCAGCACGACTAGAAGCTTTTGCTTGATCAATACTAGTTTGTTCGGCTTCATAATTTACAGATTTAATGTGAGCCGTAACAATCTCATCGTTACCAGCAGTTAGATAATAAGAAGCTTTTGCCTTATCTTTAGGTAAAGTAATTGTTTTTGAAAATGTGCCGTCTGAATTTACTTTTATTTTGGTTTCATTGAGATCGCCAAAGTTTTCTTGTAATTTAATTGTTTTAGTATGTGTCGCAGTGCCTGAAACAATTGCCTGACGATTTGAATTTGCCGTAAAATAATAATCGGTATAATTTTTTGCCTTGCCATCTAGTTTAATAACAGGTTCTTCTGCTTCAGATTCACTAGCAGCTTTGGATGATGACTCACTGTATTTCTTTGCTAATGCAACTTGCTGATTAGCATTCAATTTTTCCCCAAACTGATAACCACCAATTGCTAACAAAAGACCAACAATGGCAACAATAATTGGTACTTTAAATGGTTTAGACTTAATTAAATCATATATAAATATTCCAATAGCAACGATAATTGCGATAATCCCTATAAAAAATAATACCAATAAAAATGTCAGCATTTCAGTTTCCCCCCAGAGTGATATAATTTATTTGTGATCGTATCACTTTGGATAACCTCATTCCGTGGCAGCGGAGTGGGGCTTTTTTATATTCCAGAAATTTTATAGATTTTATTGGTTACTAGATCCTCTAAATTTAAAGGGATACCAAAATGTTCCATAAAAGTAACTGGATTTATCCACTCATCGCTAATTCTTGTTCGGTAGTAATTGATAAAAATATCTATCGCACAAGAATTAGCATTGCCTTCAATTTTCACTTTATTAGCAACAGACGAATAATACTGAACACCTTGATCATTATTCAAAAGATGGCTAATTTCATGGGCAATTTGAAAGGGTATTTCCCACTTATTATGCCAGTTCATATTAATAATAATAAGCCTACGTTCGGCAATTGAAACAGGGACCCAATCAGGATTGGCTTTATCCATTAATTCAAACCCTATTTTATGGTTTAACGCAAAATTTAACAGATACTCTAAAAGATCATTTTCCACTATTTACCACCGTCCAATATACGCCGAATCATTTCAAGCTCTTCAGGCGGAATCGGACGCCCTTGCCACGCCATGATCGTAGATTTGTCTTGCATCATATCAGACAAGTCTGCTTTTTTCTTTTCACCGTCCTTATCGTTATTATCAGTTTCAATTTCCTTTCCACTAAGACTCGTTTTAACTTTCCACTTGCCGTCAATAAAATCATACGATTCTAGTTTTTCGGCAGGTACAAGTTTGAGTAAATCTTCAAAAGGTATGTCTTGTTCTAAACGCAAGTATGAAGGTGGAACATTAAATAAATTTGACAATTTTTTTATAACCGGATCCGGAATAGTTTTATTTTTATCATGCTCATATAATGAAATATTCTCGCGAGTCATATCTAAATATTTTGCAAGTTGGGCTTGGGTTAAATGCGCTGCCCGTCGCAGATCCTTTAAGCGTTGACCAAAAGTTGACAAAAAAATTCCTCCTAAAATTATTTTTACACTTGCGTAAGTGGAAAACACATGCTATACTCACTTACGTAAGTGATGCTAAACACAACGAAAGGAGGTAAGCCATGGTTAGACGTGCTTCTCTGCGTTCTGTTCGGGAACGCAAACAATTTACGCAACGTGATATAGCTGAAAAGCTAAAGCTTACGGAAACGGCCTATAGAAACATTGAGACAGGCCGGAACAAACCAAGTTTTATAACAGCAATCAAATTGTCCAAGATACTTGAAACACCTATAGAAAGTTTATTTGATGTGGATTTTTTGATTACCGTTTAGCTTTTCTTATATCTTACAACGTAAGTGAAACTTACGCAACTATTTTTTCTTTTTTAGTCTGACACAGATAGGAAGAAGGTTTTATTTTGGAAGAATTACCCCAAATTAAATTTAACAATGAGTTGATTTTAACTACTGAACAGTTAGCCAAATTCTATGGCACCACGATTAATCGGATTAAAGAAAATTTTAACCGGAATCGAGATAAATTCATTGAGCAAAAACACTATTACTTGCTTGAAGGCAAGCAACTCAAGAGTTTTAAGAACCAAGTCGCAAATAGCGACCTGGTCGCACCAAGAAGCTCGCATCTTTATCTTTGGACGAAACGTGGTGCTTCCCGCCATTCCAAAATGCTTGGGACAGATCAGGCATGGGATGTATTTGATGAGCTTGAAGAACATTATTTTAGCCCACAGCCAAAATCGCAGAAGCCTTTAACTGCTGTCCAGCAACTTAAACTGATGAATAGAGCAGTACTTGAAATTGACGATCGTGTCACCAATTTGGAAGACACAATGCGGGTTTCAGGTGTGCAAGAACAGCAGTTGCAATCTGCGGTCAATAGCCATGTGTTACAAATCATCGGCGGAAAAAAGGCTCCGGCGTACGGTAAGCTCAGCTCCTCGGTATTTCAGCAGTGCTGGCATGATTTCAAACGCTACTTCCAAATTCCACGTTATGGCGAATTGCCACGAATTAAGTTTGATGAAGGTATTCGCTATATCGAAGCTTGGTTGCCAAATACGGAAACTCGATTGGAAATTGCTAATCAAAATGCACAAGGCGAATTATTCGACTAGGTGGTGACCACATGACGGAATCAGTAACGGAGCATTTTGACGAAATTGCTAGAAATGAAGCTAGACGAATGATTGAACCATTACTGGCGGATATCAAGCTAACCTATCTCACAGTTGACCAAAAACGATTGGAAGAAATTATGTGTGTTAGTGATTCGTATTTCCGTAATCATTTTGCAAATCAGCCTGAGATGCGAATCATCGAGCACCGTGCACCACAAGAAGATGGACGTAAAGCAAAAAAGATTTTGTATTTCCCGGACGAAGCCGAACAGGCTATTAGAAAAATAATTGCTAGATGGTGATCAAATAACGTGGGGCACACGTCACAGGATAGCGATTGGAGGAAATTAATGACGATCTATTTAACATCAGGTGCTAGAGTGGCAGAACTATTTATTCCGCAGTGGCTGATTGCCGGAGTGGTCGGTGGTGTTACTGCATTGGTTTTACGCCAACTGTGGACGGCAGACTGGAAACACTTTTGGGGGTGAATTAATGAACTATGAAGAAATTGAAAAATTAATCGATGAAACAAATGGACAATCGCATTACTGGCTTGATCGACATCTCAATGATCTAAAAGATTTTCGAGCGTTCGCCGAATTTAACAAGGCTGAGGGTGAGCTGATTGCCTACTACAAAGTATTAGAGGCAATGCGGAAAGCGGAAATAAAAGCCATCCGGGAGGGATCACATGAAGGACACATTTAACTGGGGCTTGTCGGCCGTTGTTGCTTTAGTCGCTATGTTTTGGGCGTTAATTGCTTATTTATTATTTTTATAAGGAGGGATTTGCATGGCATATCATGACAATTTTATTAATCAAAACGAGCGCAATCGGATGACACCACCGGAACAGACAGTAGCTGTTTACGATTATAAAGGTGAGCCGATCTACGAGGGCGAGGACTATTACAGTTTCGACGAAACTTATTTTAAACCGCAAGACGCAATGGATTATCTATTAGCATCTGGCGCAATTGAGGCGTGACTATGAGTCAACATATTATTTCGACCCGCGGTTTTACCCGCGAGCAATGGCTTGAGAACCGCCGCGGAGGTATTGGCGGGTCCGACGTAGCTGCCATTCTAGGGATGTCACCATGGCGGTCACCGTACCAGGTCTGGGCGGACAAGACCGGTCAACTGCCAGTTAGCGATAATGGCAACGAGTTTACTCATTGGGGCGATATTATGGAGCCGATTCTGGCCAACGAGTTTGCGGCGGAAACAGGCAAAAAAGTCTACCGCCAAAACAAGACCTACTGCCACCCGAAATATGATTTCCTCCGGGCGAACATTGATCGCGATATTGCCGGCGAACCAGGCTTCTTAGAGATTAAAACAGCGATGGAATATAAATCCAGTGAGTGGGTTGATGAAGAAGTACCAGCACCTTATCTGCTGCAGGTTCAGCATTATATGAATGTTCTTGATCGGCCATATTGCTACTTTGCCGCACTAATTGGGGGTCATCATTTTATCATCAAAAAAGTGGAACGTGATCAAACCCTTATCGATGACGTGCAGCAACGGTTAGTTGTCTGGTGGCAGAGACACGTTATTGCTGGCGAGCCACCAGTAGTTGACGGTACTGATTCTACAAAGCGAACTTTACAAGCACTTTACCCGCATGGTGAACCCAAAGAAGTCGTTCTTCCGCAGAGCTTTGAACGATTACTGGCAAAGCGCTCAGAGGCTAAAGAGGAATCTAATGGGTGGAAAGAGCAAGTCAGCTTAGTAGATAACGAGGTGCGTGCCGCCATGCAAGACGGTGATACGGCGAACATTGGTAAATATCACATCACATTAAAAGAAAATAAGCGCGGTACTCGCGTTTTAAGAATCAAGGAGGACTAATTTATGGCAACTAACAGTAGTTTACAAAAACAAATGACTCAAGCATCACAGCGGAGCAATGTTCCTGCCGGTGTTTTACAGATCAAGCATCTAATGAAAAGTGAGACTATCAAGCACCGTTTTGAAGAAGTTTTGCACGATAAAGCACCGCAATTTATGGCATCAATCACTAACTTAGTAAACAGCAGTCAACAATTGCAGGATGTTGATCAGACTTCGGTCATTTCATCGGCACTGGTTGCAGCAACACTTGATCTACCAATTGACCAGAATCTTGGTTACGCCTGGGTCGTACCATTTAAAGATCGCAACCGTGGCTTCCAGAAATTTGCACAATTCCAATTAGGCTATAAAGGCTATATCCAGCTGGCATTACGTACTGGGCAATACAAACGCATTAACGCTACCGAGGTCTACGAAGGCGAAATCCAGAACTGGGATCGGCTGACTGAAACCTATGATCGTGGTGATCGAGTCTCCGACAACGTTGTCGGCTATCTAGGTTACTTCGAGTTAACAAACGGCTTCCAGAAGACTGTTTATTGGACTAAAGACGAAATGGAAGCCCACCGGATTAAATTTAATAAATCTCGTACGCCGAAAGCTTTGACTGGTGTTTGGAAAGACAACTATGACGCAATGGCCACCAAGACGGTAATTCGAAATTTACTTTCTAAGTGGGGAATTTTGTCGATTGATATGCAAACCGCTGTTTCAAAGGATGAAACTACTCAGTCGGTCGCCGACGATGGTGATGGTGATTGGAATTTACAAACTGAATCTGACGCTAAGAAAATTGATGCGGATGAGACAGATAGCGGTGCTGGGTCGGAAGAACCTGACG